ATCTATCAGAGATGGAAAGCATACAGTTTGTCTTTGACTCATCACCATCACTAGATGATATTGAGTTAGAGGTTAAGGCTTATGTTGAACTGTATGGAATACCACCAGAGTTGATTGTTATAGATAACCTGATGAATGTGGTTGCCGAGTCAGATAATGAATGGGCAGGTCTGCGAGCTATTATGGTGGAGTTCCACGATATGGCTCGCAAGACTGAAGCCTGTGTGATGGTATTACACCACGTCTCTGAGCAATCAGAGTATGGCAAGACCACATTACCGCCTGCTCGTAGGGCTATTCACGGTAAGGTATCTCAACTGCCTGCCTTGATACTTACTCTTAACTATAATTATGGGCCACATAATAGCGAACTACAGGTTGCAGTAGTTAAGAATAGGTTTGGTCCACATATGGCAGATGGCTCAGACTTTGTTAGTTTGTTTGTTAACTATGGTGTCTGTCAGATATCTGATGCTGATGCACTAGGTCAGATGTATAGAAGGGATGCCAATCTAAATGTCAGCCAAGTATAATAAGACTAAAGGTGCTCAGTTTGAGGTTGATGCAATGAAATGGTTTAGGAAGATGGGCGCAGTAGCTGAACGCTTGCGCTTATCAGGAGCAGAGGATGAGGGAGATCTAGTAGTTATGGTTGCCGGTGAAACCTACATCTTTGAGTTAAAGAATACTAAGACTTTAAATCTAAAGGAGTTCTGGGATGAAGCGCAAACAGAGGCTACTAATTATGCTAAGCATCGTGGTATTGATAGGCCTTTATCTTATGTACTATTCAAGAGAAGAAACGCAGGAATAGATAAGGCTTGGGTTATACAGGATCTAACGCAATGGTTGGAGGATAAGAAATGATTGACAGCCCACCAGAATTTCAAGTTACTTGTAATTGTGGTATGAGAATTAGTGGCACTAATGAGAATGGAGTTATCTCGTTACTCAAACGCCATATAGAATCAGGTGTATATCACACAGGATATATGCTTAGAAATAAGTTTGAACCTGGTGGCACTGAACTTGAGGAAATATTAGAAGAGATATCTACTATAAGAAAAGGAATACGCAAAGCTAGTCTTAGGAGTATAAATGATTTGTCTTAGTTGCAGGTCAGCAGGGCAGGAAAATCTCAAAGACAATTACAATAGGTCTGAGATTCTACATAAAGAATGTAAAGGAGACTGCGCTTGTCAACACAAGACTGGTCCAGGGTGGGTAAAAAGAGAAGGTATAAGGGTCCCACTGATGCAAACGCAATCCCCATAGGCGCAATAGTTTCACACTATGGCGGTGAGGTAAGAGAAGGTAGAGCTTGTTCTGTTAGATGTGTACTACACAATGACAGCAGAAGGAGTGCGGTAATCAATACGAAGGACAACTTGTATTACTGCCACACTTGCGGTAAAGGTGGCAACGCAGTAAACATTGTTATTATTAAAGAGAATATGGGGTTTAAGGATGCTCTCAACCGTGCAGTTGAAATCCTCGCTGGAAGCGGCACTGCAATACAGCAAGGATCTAAACGAGGAAGCAATAAAGTTTCTCGCAGATCGTGGGATCTCTGAGGAGATAGCACGGCGGTACCACCTTGGTACCATTATGCAACCTGTTGCTGGTCACGAGAACTATCAGGGTTGGTTATCTATACCTTACCTAACTGCAATGGGACACTGTGTTGGTTTTAAGTTTAGAAGATTAGATGATGGCAAGCCTAAGTATGGAGCACCACTAGGGCAGAAGGGTCATCTCTATAATGTCAGCGATATTATTATTAGTAGCGAGTATGTAGCAATCTGTGAGGGTGAGCTAGATACTATTGTTGCATCTGCAATCTTAGGTATACCGGCAGTTGGAGTACCAGGAGTACAGGCTTGGAAACCCCACTTTACAAGGATGTTTTCAGGGTATGGCAGGGTTTATATTGTTGGTGATAATGATGTTAAAGATGATGGTTCTAATCCAGGAGCAGAGTTTTCAAGGATGGTAGCGCAGGAGGTGAGCAACTCTACTATCGTGTCGCTACCTGCTGGAATGGACCTCAATGATTTATACTTAGCAAAGGGTATAGATGAGACAAAACGGACAATAGGGGTGCCAAATGTATGAAGAACTCAGACCTGACGGTACTAGCAGAATGGTTGGCAGCCTTGGGGATTTGTATCATCAAGATCAATCACGAGAAGAACACAATAGAGATCGCACCACCACCAACACGAGAGTAGATGATGAGTTCATTACTGATATGTGGCGTGTTATGGATGCTGCTGGTAATTTACTTGTTGCTAAGCACCACGATTACGGTCCGCTAAATATAGCAAGATCTCCTGGCGGTCCGATCAATGGGTTAAGAGTTCGTATGTGGGACAAGGTTGCTCGCATTAATAATCTAGTAGATAGCAATGTTAATCCTAGTAATGAATCATTACGGGATTCTTTTATGGATCTACTTAACTACTCAGCTATTGCAATTATGGTACTAGATGGTAAGTGGCCTGAGGTTCCAACGCTGGATTGTGAATGACACCAGAATTACATCCAACTCTATACGAGTTAGTTCCATCTGTAGCTTATGTAATATCTAGAAAGTTTAAAGGTTGGGTAGACCCACAAGATATAAAGCAGGAGTGTTTTCTTTGGGCTATTGGTAGAGGGCAACAGTTTGTTGATCTATTAAACGAACCTGATGCTAACAAGCGTGACCAAAATGAAAGACGAATTGCATATCAGATGCAACGAATGGCTGAACGGTTTGCTCGTAAAGAGAAGGCTCGCAAGGCTGGGTATAAGACAACTGATGAAGCCTTCTATGACACAACAACTATTGCTCAGTTAATACCCTTTGTTATTGCATCCGTAGTAGATGGCACAGTATTAGAGCAAGCACAAGAGATGATCAACGATGGTACACCTCGTAAGCAATCAACACCTGCTGAAGGTGGCAACCTACTAGCGATCCTAATAGATATTAAGAAGGCTTATCTAAAGCTAGAGCAAGAGGATAAGACCATACTACAGATGAGATACCACGATAGTTTTACCCTGCAACAGATAGCACAATACCTAGAGTGTGCTACATCTACAGCAGATCGCAGATGTATATCAGCCTTGCGTAGATTACAAGATAGGCTCGGAGGACAAACTCCTTGGAATTAAATATAATTTATAACGAAGATTGTTTAGAGACTATGAAGTCTATGTACGGTGATACGGTAGATCTAACCATAACTTCCCCACCATATGATTCACTTAGAGTGTATAACGGATACTCATTTAACTTTCCAAAAGTGGCTAAGTCTTTGTATGAAATTACCAAGTCTGGCGGTGTATTGGTATGGATAGTAGGAGATGCTACTGAAAAAGGTAGTGAAACTGGTACATCTTTTAGACAAGCATTAGGTTTGAAAGAGGCAGGGTTTAACCTGCACGACACAATGATATGGCGCAAGACTAACCCTATGCCTAAGGTAAAGACTAAAAGATACTTTGATGTCTTTGAATATATGTTTGTATTTTCTAAGGGACAACCTAAAACCTTTAATCCTATTATGCAACCCACTAAATTAGGTGGACAGATCTACGACTCAACAGTTAAAAAGATTACTAAAGGTAAAGAGAGAGCAAAGAAAACCTTTGTATTAAATATGGAAAGGTATAAGGATAACATCTGGGATTGTGCTATAGCTCAGAATAAAACTGAACATCCTGCTGTATTTCCTGAGAGCCTTGTATCAGATCATATACTTTCTTGGAGTAATGAAGGTGATCTTGTTTACGATCCTTTTATGGGATCGGGAACTACTGCTATTGCCGCTAAGAAACTTAATAGAAATTACATAGGTAGTGAGATTAGTCCTGAGTATTGCGCTATGGCAGCAGGTAGATTGTGATTGAGTTAAAAGAACCTGAACTACTGGACTATCTTAAAGAGTTTTATTATCCGGACCTTGAAAAGTCGGAAGAGTTTGACAACTGGGATTGTATATCACTAGAACATAAGATGTTTATAGAATTGAAATCTCGTAAGACCCACTACCCTGACTTACTTATAGAAGAGAG